GTAATTTGACATAATGTTTTACCTTTTAGTTTAATGTTTAAATGATTAAGATTCTACTCAGTCACTTAACACTTATGCGTTCTCTGAGATTATCCTCCTCGGAGGGTCAAAGGTAATTGTATTTGTGTTGTTGTACTTTTGGAATTAAAAAGCTCCCCGAAGGGAGCAAAAGAGACTATTATAGTTGGCTTCTACCTAATTTGGCAGCAACCTGTTGGCGGTATGCGGGATCATTTTCGTATCGGGCATTACCCATAGCAGAGTTTACTTCTGCCCATGAGTGAAACATACCACCTGCTGAATTGTTAGATTGTCCCTGCGTTAATAACGAGGGGTCTGAACCTTCGGCAGTATGATACTTGGTTTGTAAACCACTTACTGCTAACTTAACTAATCCTATGTCTCCAGAAGATACGGCTCTGTCGTAGGCTTGGATTTCAGAATCACTGAGGTTGTCCGATGCCCAACTTTGCATTTCACCGTAAGCTTCTTGACCGCCTACACTTTCATAGACGGAGTTTTGATAACCATCGAGTAAGGATTGTTGTCCTTTAACCCAACTGTTTACCAATTCGTTAGAAAAACCTTTCTCTGCTAAAGTGTCCATAGTAGCTTGAGAAAGTTCTCCGCTTTCGTCGTACTCGTTTTGCATCGAGTCGTAATCTAAGCCTGTCTTATTAATGACATCTGCAACTTCATTTGCACTAGGCGCATCATCAGAGGCTTCTTCAACCTCTACCTGCTCTTCTACATCTGAAGACTCTTCGGGGCTACCCATTTTCTTTTCAAGGTTAGCATATGCCCTAGCCATGTCTTCAGAAGACTTAAATTTTTCTGGGAGCCAATCAGGTCGTTCAGGGTCGTTAGCCTGCTCTATACCCTCAGCAACTTTAATCATCTCTTCATCATGAGATAACGCTGCTTCTGTGCTCTCAGGTGTATCTGTGTTTGTTGTTATTTGATCCATAATAGTCTCTCTATTTTAAGGGGTTTTAATCTCTGTATTATATAACTTGCCTTCCCACTTAAAGGTTTTATCACCTTTTTTTCGATGGTAGTTGAAGGCTTCGCCACGGGTTTTAAATTCTTTAGGCTCTTCTATTGTTACTTTAGGAGAGCCTTTAGGAACACCCGCTTGGTTAGCGTTGCCTAATACAAGAACTTCAGAAACCTCAGAGGCTTCTCGAATAATCATAGAATAGAACAACTCTTTTAAAACTCGGTTGTCCATACCTGCTGTATATTCATCGTTATCCATACGCCTAAGATGTTTAGCAAAGTCTACTTTATTTTTATCCTTTGCTGCTTTTAGAACTAAGTCCCAATCTTCTGCCGCCTTGCTACCACCTACATTAAAAGCTAGTGATGTAAGAGCGTAGCGATAACGCATGTCTAACTTTTCCCATGTAGTGCCATACTTCTTTAAGGCTGCATCCCAACCATTTTTTCTGGCTAAATCTGACTCCGCTTTCATATCGGCAGTAAGTATAGTACGTTTTTGGTCTTCAGTAAGATCAATAAACTTACCTTCTGCGTCTACAAAGGGGATACCGTGTATTGTTTTTGATTCCCACTCAGTATCTTTTACTTTATGTCCGTAACCTACATCAAAAGACCTTTCTTCTTCTTTAAGATGGGCTTCTTTAGCATCTGCGGTACGTACGGGAAAATCCCCATGATCCTCTTCTGCATGTTTACCTATTAGTAAGTAAAAATCTTCAGAAGGGTCTGCGGGTTCGACCGCCTCAGGCTCGGCTTGAGCCTCAGGATCGGCTTGAGCTTCTGGCACAACCTCTTCTTCAACTGCTGGAGGGGCTGCTGCTTCTGATACAGATTGAATACCGTCTGTAACAGCTTGCACACCAGCCTGAACTCCTGCGTTTATTTGAGGATTAGCCATAGCTTCCTGAGCTGCTCCTAAACCATCTTCAAGATTAATGGTTACTTCGTTAGGAATAGCTCCACCGTTTAAAAAACCGTCAGGAATAAGCTGTGTAGGATCATTCATTATTCCTCCTCAGGCTGTGCATTCTGAGCACTTTGCGCTTCAACCATACCTTTAGCTGCTGCTGGTACACCTTTCTCAGCCATCTGCATCATTTGTTGTTGCATCATTTGTTGTTGCTGTTGCTGTTTCAGTTCCATCTTTTGCTCTGGAGTCTTTATTAAACCTTGAGTGTCAATACCAAGAGACGCACCTAAACGATCTATATAATCATCTATGTTCATTTCTTGTGCAATAACTTGTTGGCCTAAGGGAGCAAGCATTTGTAAGAAGGATTGGAGTTTGTTTAAATCCTGTCCTCTACCAAGAGCTTCTAAACCTGTGACAATCTGAGGCTTTAAAGTGTCTTTAGGGAATTTAGGCATTTTGCCTTCCTTCTGCATCTTATTGAGGAGAAGGTTTACTAGCGGTAGTTGGAACTCTTGTGATAAGACGGAGTAGATACCACCTAAAGCAGTTTCTAATTCCTGAGCCATATAGCGTACTTCTTCAGCCGTTACACGTTCAGCTTGGCGTTGGACTGAGCTATTTAGTAAGAAAGCAAACGATAACCTTTCAGTAATAGTCTGCATGGTTTCTTGAGCTACACGGAAGTCATTGAATTTGTTTGCTTGCAGGGTAGTAACGTCATTAGCATCACCTGAGATTATAGCACCGTTGGGGCTGTCAGCAATGTTACGTATTTTAGTTGTACCGTTGGGCCGTACCATGAAGAGAAGTTTAGCGCTAGCTGCGCTTCCTTCTACAATAGCTCTTGTTAAAGACTCAAGAGATTTTAAATCACCGTGGTACTCTTCTACGAAACCTCGTCCGTAATCTTCACCATCGATAGCGATGAACCGTAAAGCTAACCAAGGTAGTTTATCTTCTGGATAAGAACCTTCAGATTTAGGTATGTGTATACCTTTTACTTCTTGGTGTACTAAAAATTTATTACCTTCTCGACGAACACAAGTGTATAGATCACACTCTTTTGTGTCCACAGTATCTTGGTAACCTTCAGTATCTATCAAAGCCTGTTGGACTTCTTTAGGTAAAGCGTCAAAGGCTATAGTTTCTTTTACTACAATCTTTAGTAAATTACCCATTGTGTCCCGACTGACAACAAAACGATCTAAACGAAATACTTTCATACCGCCTTTAGGGGGCATATGTATTAAGGCGTTACCGCTTACAATAAGTTGCTTTAACATTTCAAACGCAGGTACACGTATGGCTTTAGCTTCGACAACCTGTGCGGCTGATCTCTCAATACGAGCAAGTGCTTCCTCGGCTTGTCCTCTAGCTTCTCCTGCTAATTCTATTAGATCAAAATCATCAATAGTTAAGCGAAAGAAAGGGGCATTAGGGGGAAGTAAAGTCATTAGTAGTTTAGATGCTAAGTTATTAACGCCCCTAGCGCCTACAGATTGATAAGGTGTATCAAAATGTGAATGGGAATTATGTCCATCTTTAGGCATTAGGGTAGGGATAGTCAGCTCTGCTGCTGACCTAGCCCTTGTTAAATAGACATCTCGATCTGCTGCCAATTTTTCATATGTATGGGCTACACGTTGATCGTTAGTCATCATGGATTAAATCCTATTTATTAATTGTTAAGCCGCTACCTGCTGCCGTATTAGTCTGGGCTTCTGTAGCGTCTCTGCGTAACTGTTTAGTGCCTTTGCGCTTCTTCTTACGCCCTTCTGACTCTGAGTCTACAGCGTTGTCGATCTCTTCAGGAGCTCGGTTAGGAGCTGGTGGTGGTGGTGGTGTTGATGGTGCTGATCCGCCTCCGCACATAATTATACCTCTTCTACTTGGTTTTCGTCATCATACAGGAAGTCCATACGATTTATGACAGATTGTTGCCCCTGAAGAAAAGATATATCTTCAGCGGTTATTCTTTTTGTGGGGATGTTATTAGGAAATAGAGTCTTAAATAAATCTAATAACTCCTTAGTAATGATAATGTTTTTCATTAGTAGTTTCTCTTAAGGGGAAGGTTAGAAATTAAGTTTTTAAATCAACAGGTTATATGGGTAGTGTAACCAGACATTTGCGATGATATGGAGGCAGGTTACCACCTCCAATACCATTACCGCTTTCCTAAATTTCACAATTCCCAGCTACGCAAGCAAGCTCTTGAGTACCTGTGGTTGTGTCTTCTGTCTCAAACTTACCTAAGTCATCCCACACAATCTCGTCAGGCATCTTAGCTAAGGCTTCGTCATAAGCCTCTT